GAACTATTTTTATATTTTCGGCGGCAAGGATGAACGATCACAAGACCTGATTCAGGGCATTACGCTGGCGGGTGTTTTTTTTGATGAAGTGGCGTTAATGCCGGAAAGCTTTGTAAATCAGGCAACCGGACGCTGCTCTGTACAAGGGTCAAAATACTGGTTTAACTGTAACCCAGACGGTCCGTATCACTGGTTTAAAATAAACTGGATCAATAAATCGACCGGATATCTCGGCAGAGAGAAGACAGCGAAGGTCAGGGCGGAAGCCGCAGCAAAAGGGCTGGAAGCAGGGCTAAAAAATATCTTGTATGTCCACTTTACGATGGACGACAATTTGAGCCTGTCAGAAGAGATCAAAGCCAGGTACCGCAGTATGTACACCGGCGTGTTTTTCAAACGCTACATTTTAGGCTTGTGGGCAATGGCGGAAGGAATTATCTATGACATGTTTGACGCTGATAAGCATGTACAGAAGATAACAGATTTCTTCCGGTGTCTGAAAGACGGCGGGCGATATGTAAGCTGCGACTATGGTACGCAAAACGCAACTGTTTTTTTACTATGGAACAAGGGCAACAACGGGAAATGGTACTGCGTTCGGGAATATTATTATTCCGGGCGTGCGAAAGGGAAACAGAAAACAGATGGAGAATATGCAGATGATTTTGAAAAGTGGCTGGATGGCGTCCCGATCAGAGCAGTGATTGTAGACCCGGCAGCCGCTTCTTTTATCGCGGAACTGAGGAAACGTGGATATCGTGTCCTGAAAGCAGACAACGATGTGGAGGATGGCATACGAGAGGTTGCCTCCATGCTTAACATGGGCTTGCTGGTATTTTGCGATACCTGCATCAATACGATCATGGAATTTGGATCCTACATCTGGGATGAAAAAGCAGCACAGCAGGGCGAGGACAGACCGGTAAAAGAAAATGACCACGCGATGGACGCAGTAAGATATTTTGTGTATACAATTCTGAGTAAGCGGACAGGGCGTGTGAAAAATAAAGCAAAATACGGCTTTGATTAAAGCGAGGTGATATGGATGTATAAGTTTACAATGCCCGCGGACAAGTGGGACGAAACAGCACCAGACAAGCAGGCAATCCGGCTGCTGATTATGAAGCATCAGAAGTTTAGAGAGAAGCTTGCAAAAAAGAAAAAGTATTATGAAGGCGAGCATAAGATACTGGATGAAGCGGAGCGCAAAAATAAGCTGGTGTGTAACCATGCAAAGGACATTGCTGACACGGCATCCAGTTATTTTATTGGGAATCCGGTATCCTACAAAAGCAGCGCAGACATTGCTGCATTGACGGAGCCGTTGGAACTTGCCGGGGCAGACGAGGCGGACGGGGATAATGGTCTGGATTTGTCTATTTACGGGCTCGCTTTTGAGTATATTTACGCAAAAGAGGGCGAAACCGATCTGATTATCAAGAATCTGTCCCCGGAAAATACCTTTATGGTATACGACGACAGCATCGAAGAAAACGAGCTGTTTGCTGTGTACTATTCCATTCGCAAGGACGACGGGCACGATACAAAAATTATATACGTCGCCACCGTCGTTACGAAGAATTTCCGGTATGTGCTGGACATCGAGGATATCGAGGGACCACAGGCACTGCTGGAAGAGCCAGAACCACACTACATGGATGAAGTGCCGATTGTTGCATATCAGAACAACAAGCTTGGTATTGGGGACTATGAGCTGCAGATCCCGCTTATCGACGCGTACAACGCTCTGATGTCCGACCGTGTGACGGATAAAGAGCAGTTTGTAGATGCGATCCTTGCCCTATATGGCTTTATGCTGGGGGACGAAGCGGGAAAAGATGCAGACGGTAGGACAGCGCCGCAGCGGTTAAAAGAAGATAGGCTGCTGGAAATGCCTGCAGATGCGAGGGCGGAATACATCACGCGGACGTTTGATGAATCCGGTGTTGAGATCCTGAAAAAGGCAATCGAGCAGGACATCCACAAATTTTCCCATATTCCGTGCATGTCCGATGAATCGTTTGGCGGCAATGTGTCGGGAGTAGCGATGGAGTTTAAACTCCTTGGAATGGAAAACATTACGAAGATTAAAACGAGGTATTACCGCAAGGGGCTGCGCAAGCGGCTCCGTATTTTTGCCAATTTTCTCTCTAAAAAGGGGATTGCGGTAGATATTACAGGTATTACGCCGACCTTTACCCGCGCGATGCCGAAAAATCTGCTGGAAATTAGTCAGATCGTAAGTAACCTGTGGGGGAAGGTAAGCCGGAAAACGTTGCTGTCTCAGGTTCCTTTTGTGGATGATGTGGACGAAGAGCTGAAAGCTGTGGAAAAAGAAGAGCAGGAGAATCTGGAAAAGCAGCAAGCCATGTTTGGACTGGGCAGCAATACGCCGCCGGGCACACCGCCAAAGGATGATGTAGATGAGTGATTACTGGGAACGTCGGAAAGCGCAGCAGATGTTTGAGTATATGGCTGGAACGGAAGAGCGGGCGGGTAGTATCGCAAAGCTGTATCTGCAGGCATCCCGGTATTTTGCCGGAAAGATGGATACAATCTTTGAACGATACCGGAAGCAGAACGGGCTGAGCGAAGTGGATGCAAGGCGGCTGCTGAACCAGATCAGAACGCCGGGAGATATCGACGAATTAAAACAGCTGTTGCGGCAGGCGACGGAGGACGGGAACAGCGAAAAGCGCAAACAGCTCCTTGGAGAGCTGGAAGCTCCGGCATACCGGGCAAGACTGGAACGGCTGCAGCGGATGTATGGCAATCTGGATAAGGTTATGCAGAGCATTTATAAGCAGGAGCAGATCGAGCACGAAGCATGGTATTTAGAGCTGGCAGCAGACGCATATTATCATTCTGTGTTCGATCTGCAGGGGCAGACCGGTCTTGCCTATTCCTTTGGGTATATCTCCCCGAAGATGATAGAGCGTGTTATTAACAGCCGGTGGAACGGTGCAAACTACTCCGAACGCATATGGGGCAACACCCAGAAGCTTGCTGACGACCTGAAACAGGAATTACTGTTAAGCCTGGTAACGGGAAGGACAGACCGGGAAGCGGCAGAGGTATTTGCGCAGCGCTTTGCTGTGGGCGCAAGCTATGCAAGACGACTGATCCGGACAGAATCCTGTTATCTATGTACCCAGATGGACATGTTAAGCTATGAGGACTCCGAAATTGAGTATTATCGGTATCTGGCAACGCTGGATTTACGGACATCAAAAATTTGCCGGGAGCTGGACGGCAAAGTATTCAGGGTTGCGGATCAGCAGACAGGCGTAAACGCTCCGCCGATGCATCCGTGGTGCAGGTCAACTACTACAGCGGCACTGAGCGACGAAGATTTAGCCCGGCTTACCCGCAGGGCAATCGATCCGGTGACCGGAAAAGAAATCCATGTGCCTGCCGGCATGACATACGATCAATGGTATCAGACCTATGTAGTCGGAAATCCGGAAGCGGAGCTGAATGAAAAGAAGATCAGAAACCGATATTCTGACCGGAAGCAGCTCGAACGGTATCGGGCAATCATCGGCGACGACATACCGAAAAATCTGGATGATTTCCAGAATTTGAAGTATAATGAACCTGAGAAATGGAAAGAGCTTAAATCCTTAAAGGCGTACCTGAAAAAACATCCGGGGAACACCCGGCAGGATTACGATGTCCAAACAGCGCTGAAAGAAGCCGGAATAAAAGGAGTTGCAAAAGTAAACCCTGAAAAGCTCGATGTTTCTGGATATACCTATGATGCGGATCACATTAATACAGAGCGTTCCCACATGGTCAGCCGTGAAGAGGCGGAACGATTTATAAGGGAATCTGATGTGTCGCTTACCCGATGGAATGGCAGGTTTGTAAATTATTACAGCAAAGACGGGGCAACGTATGTGGATGTAGAAAACAAGAGCATCAGGACATCTTTTTCAAGTAGAGAATTTGATGGAAATACTTTAAAAATCAGGGAGGTTGTAGAAAAGTATGCAGGAAAGAACGATTGTGTGCCCAATCCTGAAAAAGCAGATTGATGATACGATCTGCTACGATATCCATATGAATGTCGAGGGGCTGCTTCCTGACTGGGGAGTACCAAAGGAAGTTGTATGTATACCGGACTACAAGCGGATTTGTATGGAATGCAAAAATCATAAGGAGTAAATACCACCAGTCAAAAGACCGGTGGTATTTTTATACCCATTTTTAAGAAAGAGAGGAAGAGCAACATGGAAAATGAAGAATTTTTAAGACTGTGTAAAGCAAAGGTAGCTGAGTACACCAATGCACATATGGATAAGACAGATCGGCAACAGATACATGTAAATGACGTTTATTTAGTGTGGAGTTGCAAGGCATTACAGAACAACAAAGCACTGCTTAGCACTACAGTTCCGGATGGCATGTACTACGAACTGACATACAACGGCGATAAAAAGGAACTATATTTGGATGCTTATAAGAAATTTGAAAATCAGTGTTTTAAAATGTAGGAGGAGAAGAACATGAAGGCAATGTTATCACAGCCAATGGCTGGAAAGACTGACGCAGAAATTATTGCAACCAGAGAAAAAGCAATCAATGCATTAAAAGAAAAGGGATATGAAATTGTAAATACCCTTTTTACAGATGAATGGTATAGCAAAGAAAAAATGGAAGAACGCGGAGTCGTGCAGATTCCTTTATGCTTTCTTGCAAAATCCTTGGAGAATATGAGCTTGTGCCATGCTGCATATTTCTGTAAAGGATGGGAAAATGCCAGAGGATGCAGATTAGAGCATGATGCAGCAGTAGCCTATGGATTAGATGTCATTTACGAAGAATAATTGCGCCAGCGCAACGGAGGGAGGTGAGAGCGGTGAAAGTGAAATGTATCAAACGTTACAGCGACATCAGGCTGAAAGAGATCATTGAAGTCGGAACTGTTCTGGAAGTAGATAAAGAAAGAGCAGAGCATCTGATCCATGACGGCGTTGCTGAGGCGGTAAAGGAAACTGAGAAGGCAGCAGGCAGGGGAAAGGAATAGGTGATCCAAACATCTCCCTCTGGGACGCAGGGTGAAGCGTCTTATTTTTGCGTCTTTTTCTGCCAGACGTTAAAGAAGCAGATTCCATAAACTGAATGGCCCGGGCGTGAATACGAATAGGCTGGGCAGAAAGGAAAAGACATGAAAAACAGATTTGCAAAAGCAGTATGCAAATACCCACTGAATATCCAGTTTTTTGCGGAGGGAGACGGTGCTGGTGCCGGAGACGGAAACGGCGGTGGTTCCGGAAGCGGATCGGATGGAAGTGGCACAGGCGATGGAGGAAGCGGGAGCAATGGGCAGAGCTTTGACGATTTCCTGAAAAATGGAAATCAGGCAGAGTTTGACCGCAGAGTGAATAAGGCGGTTGAAACAGCAGTCGGAAAAGCCCGTGAGAAATGGGAACTGCTGACGAACGATAAGCTGTCCGAAGCAGAAAAGCTCTCCAAAATGACAAAAGAGGAAAAAGCACAGTATCTGGCACAGAAGCACGAAAAGGAGCTTGCAGACCGGGAAGCAAGCATTACCAAACGGGAGCTTATGGCAGAAGCAAAAAATACCCTTACCGAGAAAAAGCTGCCACTTGGTCTGGCGGAAATTTTGAACTATACGGATGCGGAAAGCTGTAAATCCTCTATGGCAGCGGTCGAAAAAGCGTTTCAGGAAGCCGTGGAAGCTGCGGTAGAAGAAAAGCTGAAAGGCGGGAAACCGCCGAAAAAGGCAGGTGATCAGGGCGATGATCTGGCTGCGCAGGTTGAAAAAATTATGATGGGGTACTAACCCGGAAAGGAAAGGGAAATAAAGAATGGCAATTAACACATTAGCGACTGCAACACTGTTCCAGAAGACTCTGGATAAAGCTGCAGTGAGAGAAGCTGTAACCGGATGGATGGACGGAAACGCAGGACAGGTTAAGTACAGCGGCGGCGCGGAGATCAAGATTCCGAAGATGTCTGTGCAGGGGCTTGCGGATTACGACAGAGACAACGGCTACCAGCAGGGCGGCGTTACTCTGGAATACGAAACCAGGAAAATGACGCAGGACAGAGGAAGAATGTTCCAGCTTGACCCGATGGATGTCGACGAAAACAATTTTGTGACCACTGCAGCCGCAGTTATGGGGGAATTTCAGAGAACTTTTGTAATTCCGGAAATCGACGCATATCGTAT